AACAAATACTGACTCGATTATTTATAGAGATGATTGGATATTTGAAGATCATAATGGTGATATAAAAACAATATCTAACACTTTTTATATAATGAGTGACATTTTGCGTCAGGAAATACAAAATAATTTAACTAAGGTTAAGATTTTTGGTATTTATAATAACAAGATTATTAAAAGAGGTGAAATTTTAAACGTTGATTTTAATTTCAACAGTATTTTTAATAGTTTTGTTAATTATTGTGATTATAGATTTGTTTATGATTTACATGTTAAATATGGTGATAATCCTGTTTACATAATTAAAGATCATAATGTAAATAAAGTACCTAATAAATATTTTATTTCTTTTGATACTGAAATTTTTGTACCGAATACATATTATTTAACTGTAAACTTATATTACCTTGACAATATTGTTAATAGTAAAACTATTAATTTTAAAATTGTCGATTAAAAATAAAAAAATATAAACGAATTTTGAAAACCGAAATTAAGAGTATATATTTGTATAAATTTAAAACCGAAAAAATGAAAGACACATTAAACAACGAAGTGGAAGATTTTAACAACGAAATGGACGAATTCTTTCAGGCGGCAGCCGAAGCAGAAGCTAAAGACGAGAAATCAGGTGGTAAGGATTATCTTACTAAAGAAGAAAAAAGAGCAAAAGAATTTAAAATAAAAACAAAAGACACAAATGTTAGATTTTTAACTTTTGACCCAGTAAGAGAAAAAACAAAAAATAAATTTTTTGCAACAGCTTTTTTTCATGATATTCAGATTGGTGAATATAAACAAAAAATCTATTGTAATAAAAATGATGACAAACCATGTCCACTTTGTAAAAAGAGTGAATCAATCCTAGCAAAACAAAAAAAGGCTGGTAAAGATGCTCCACAAGAAACAAAGGATTATAACAAAAGTATTTATAAAAATGCAATGGCTTGGGCTTCAAGAGAATATACAATTCTTAAATTAGTTGAACCAGATTCAATTAAAGATAAGATTAAATTTTGGAGAACAACAAAACCAATTGAAGGTACTAGTACATTTCAGAAAATGGCTGATGCAGTTAAATCATTAGTTGGCGAATTCCCAAGTGCAAAATACTACGATTTAAGAAACGGTTACAATTTTACCGTTAATGCTGCACAAAAATCTTTGAATACAAATAAAACAGTTAAATACTGGGAAGTATCTAGTATTCTACCAAAAATGAAAGCAACAGCAGTATCAAATGATGATGATACAATTCTTGCAATTGAGAACGATAAAACAGTATGGCAAGATATTTTCAATAAATTTGAAATAAAAGACGTTATTACTTTTGATCAATTTTTAGAATTGTGTGCAGAAGGCAATGGGCCATATTGGAATAAGGATTTAAAAACCTTTGTATTTCCAAATCACCCAGAACTTAAAGAAAAATATGAAAAGGTTCTTTTAGAAAGAAGATCGTCTATGAATGAAGATGGTGATTACGAGGAAGAGGAAGATGAGGTTGCAGGTTTAGAAAGAGCCGAAAAATTCGCTAAAGATTCATTATCAACAAAATCAACTATAGAAGATATGGATGATGACGATGATGATGATTATGATGATGATGAATTACCATTTTAATTAAATTAAATTTCACATTAAGCCACATTAATTTGTGGCTTAATTTTAAAACTCCAATATATGGCAAGAGCAATATCAACAAACAATGTTGTTAATAAAAAATCATTTTCATTAGCAGATTATAAAAAGAAAAATAATGTTGATAATACAGCATTTAAACCTAATAGATATTTAGAACTTGGTGAGGCATTTAAAGAAGCCACTTCACTCCCAGGACTACTTATTGGTGGTGTTAATATGATCATGGGCCACTCTGACTCAGGTAAAACAACTGCAATGGTTAAAGGTGCGATATCTTCACAAAAACTTGGTAGACTACCTATTTTCATTATTACTGAAATGAAATGGTCATGGCAACATGCTAAAATAATGGGCCTTGAATTCGAAGAGGTTCTTGATGAAGAAACTGGTGAAATTAATAACGAAGGTAATTTCATCTATATTGATAAACTTCAATTAAAATCTATTGAAGATGTTGCACAGTTTATCAATAAAACCCTAGATGATCAAGACAAAGGTTTATTACCTTATGATATTGATTTCTTTTGGGATTCAGTTGGTTCTGTTCCTTCACAAATGTCAATTGATAAAGGTAAAAATAATAATGAATGGGCTGCTGGTGCAATGAGTGTTCAATTTGGTTCGTCTATTAACCAAAGAATTACAGCATCAAGAAGATCAGGTTCAAAATATACAAATACTTTAGTAGTCGTAAATAAAGTTTGGGTTGAAAAACCATCTAATCCAATGGGACAACCTAAGATTAAACCAAAGGGTGGTACCACTATGTATTTTGATGCTATCCTTGTTATCAGATTTGGTAATATTAGTTCTTCTGGTACTAATAAGATTAAAGCTGTAAAAAATAAAAAAACTATGAGTTTTGCTAGTAGAACAGCAGTTACTATTCAAAAAAATCATATTACAGGTGTTGAAACTGAGGGTAAGATTATTATTACACCACAAGGATATATCCATGATACAAAAAAAGATATCGAACTTTATAAAAAGGAGAATATGGATTATCTTGTAGATGTTCTTGGATCGTCATTTAGTGATGGTGATTTTGATATTGAGATCGATGAAAGTGAAGAGGTAATGTCATTAGATGATGTTACAGAAATGATGGAAGATTTAGATCAATAAAATTAAAAAGGGGGGTACCCCTTTTAATTTAAAATATATTTATGTATACATTATTAGTTGATGCCTCATATCTATTTAAAAAATCGTTTTTAGGGGGTAAAAATATATATTCAAAGGGTAAATCTATTGGTGGATTATATGTTTTTTATAATTCATTAAGAAAACTTTATTTAAAATTTCCTATTAATAAAACTATTCTAATGTGGGATGGTGAGAATTCTGGTAAAAAAAGATATTATATTTATGAGGGTTATAAAGCTAATAGAGAATCAAAATCATGGTATAATAGAATCACTTTAACAGAAAAACAGGTTGATTATGAAGAAAACGCAGAAGAATCTGCATTATGGCAAAAGGTTAGAATACAACAATATGCAGAGGAATTGTTCATGAGACAAATTATGGTTCATGAAATTGAGGGTGATGATTTAATTGCATATTATTGTTTAAATAAAAAAGAAAATGAAAATGTATTAATTTATACAAATGATAGAGATTTTTCTCAATTATTATCAATAAATAATGTATCGATATATTTTGATAATTTAGATTCCCTTGTGGATCAACTAACATTTGAAATATATTTTAATTTTCATTATAAGAATGCATTAACATTAAAAATATTATGTGGTGATAATTCTGATAATATAAATGGTATTGAAAGATTAGGTGAAGATACCTTATTAAAATATTTTCCTGAATTAAAAGAAAGATATGTCATGGTTAATGAAATAATGAAAAGATCATTTGAAATAAATGAAGAAAGAGAAAAAAATAAAAAGGGTAGGTTAAAAGTACTTGATAATATTATAAATGGTCGTGAAATTTTTATTAGAAATAAAAAACTAATGGATTTACATAGACCGTTTGTAAACGATGAGGTAAAAAAACTGCATAAAGAATTATATTATCCAATGAACCCAGATGATAGAGGAAGTAAAAATCTAATTTCATATATTAATGAAGACGGTTTTTTAGATCATTTTTATAAATATAATTTTAGCGAGTTTTTTAAACCATTTTTCACATCAATAACAGATGAAATAAAGTTTTATAATGATGTAAAAAAAAATAATATCATTAGACGTAAAATATAAAATATATTTTATATATATTTGTGGATAAACAATAATTAAATATAAAAATGGATAAAACATTTAGACTAATTTTAAAACAAAATAACGATGTAATTTCATCAATGGAATTTCCTACATTCGAATATAGTTCAAAAACTTTATCATCAATAGATGTTAGAAGTGTATTATCAAATATTTTTAAAGTGTTAAATAATATGTCATCAAAAAAAACATATGATCATAAATATTTGAATTATAATTTATTAACATATTACCAAAATTTAAAAAAGCATTATCCTGATGCAGAAGATTTTTTAAAAGACCCTGAGATGAGAGAAATCACAATACGTGATAAAAAAATTAAAGGTGTTGAAATGACTCTTATTTTTTATATAAACAATGAGATTATTTTTGATAGAAATGTTTATGTTTATAATTACAATCCTAAATTCAGATTTTCTAATGAACTTAATGAGTTTATGAATATGGTTAAGTCTGATTTACTATATGTAATTAAAGCTACTGATATATACAATATTTATAACGAAAATAAAGAGCATTTAAATGTCACAACCTCAGTATAATGATAATCTTAAATATCTTGGTAAAGAATTTCAAAATAAATTTATATGGCAGTTATTAGTTGATCAAAAATTTGGTGAAGATGTCGTTGATAAAATTGAAGCATCATATTTAGACGATAACTTCCTAAAAAGAATTGTTGTATTATATAAGAATTATTTTAATGAGTATGGAAAAGTACCTTCCATACTCAACAATTCTATAGTTGATATTATTAATGAAAAAATTTCTGATAATATTGAGAAAGAAACAATTCTAACTTTTTTAAAGAAGATAAAATTATATAATAAAAGAGTATATCAAAATAAAATTCCAAATGATGGTGATGTTGTACAAAAACAAATTTGGAAATTTATAAAACAACAAAAATATATTAAGTTAGCAAAAAAAATTATTTTAAATACAGCCGAAGGAAATACTGATCAAATCGGTGAAATTGAAAATGAAATACTTGCTATTAGTAGAATTGGTACTAGTGTCAATTTAGGTATTGATATTCTTCATAATATTGAAGACGTTTTATCTGAAGATTATAGAAGTCCAATACCGACACTTATTAAGGGTCTTGACCAAGCAATGGGTGGTGGTTTAGGTGCTGGTGAAATGGGTTTTATATTAGCACCTTTAGGTACAGGTAAAACTACAATACTTACAAAAATAGCAAACTCAGGTTTTATTTCTGGTGCAAATGTTATTCAATTCTTCTTTGAGGACACTGAAAAACAAATCCAAAGAAAACATTATTGTTGTTTTAGTGAATATGGTTTAAATGATTATAAAGATAATAAAGATGATATTCTAAAAATTGTAAATGAAAAAGTTACCTCAATAAAAGGTAAATATAATAACAGACTTGATCTCGTTAAACTTACTCAGGATGATGATGTTACAATACCTCTAATCAAAAAGATTATAAAGGATAAAGAAAAAATATTTGGTGTTAAATATAATTTAGTTGTAATTGATTATATTGATTGTGTTGAATCACATTTACCCGATAAAAAAGATATCCTTGCGAATGAACTAGTACCAGTAAAATCTTTTGAAGCAATGCTTTCAGATATGAATATGGCTGGTTGGTCTGCATTTCAAGGCAATAGAACATCAATTGGTTCTGATGTGGTAAATACAAATCAATTAGGTGGTAATATAAAGAAAGCACAGAAAACACATTTCTTAATGTCAATTGCAAAATCAGATACTCAAAAGCAACAAAGATTAGCAAATGTTAAAATCCTTAAATCAAGATTTGGTAACGATTCATTATTGTTTGAAGATTCTTTATTTGATAATGAATACTTAAAAATTGAGTTAAATACATCAAATATTACACTTCTTGAGAACGTATTAAACGATTTGGACAGTACAGAAAATTTACCAATTGAAAATCAAGGAGGTATGACTTTTGCCGAAGCTTTATTAAATGAACTCTAAAAAATCTTCATAAATTTGGTATTTATAATTCCCTATATGAAAAAATTATAAAACTTAAATTAAAAATTAAACAAAAAATGGAAAAAATTCTAGTAGAAAACACAAATAGATTTGTTCTCTTTCCTATTCAACATCATGATATATGGGAATATTATAAAAGGGCTGAGGCAAGTTTTTGGACAGCAGAAGAGATCGATTTATCAACTGACATAGTTCATTGGGAAAACAAATTAAATGATAATGAAAAACATTTTATCAAAAACATTCTAGCATTTTTCGCAGCTAGTGATGGTATTGTAAATGAAAATTTAGCAGAAAACTTTCTAAGTGAAGTCCAATATCCAGAAGCTAAATTTTTCTATGGATTTCAAATAGCAATAGAAAATATTCATAGTGAAACTTATAGTTTGTTAATTGATACATATATTAAAGATAGTAAAGAAAAGGATTATCTTTTTAAAGGACTTGAAAATATTGAATCAATAAAAAAGAAAGGTCAATGGGCATTAAAATGGATAGAATCTGATAATTTTGTTGAAAGAATTCTTGCATTTGCAGTTGTTGAAGGTATATTTTTTTCTGGTGCATTCTGTTCGATTTTTTGGTTAAAGAAAAGAGGTTTAATGCCAGGACTTTCATTTTCAAATGAGTTAATTAGCCGTGATGAAGGACTTCATACTGATTTTGCATGTTTATTATATAATAATCATGTGGAAAACAAATTATCAAGTGAAAGATTATTAGAAATTGTACTTGAGGCTGTTGAAATTGAAAAGGAATTTATTAGTGATTCTTTACCTGTAAGTTTAATTGGTATGAATGCTGATTTAATGAAACAATATATTGAATATGTTACTGATAGATTACTAATTAATTTAAAACAAAAACCATATTTCAATAGTACAAACCCATTTGATTTTATGGTAAATATTGCAATGACAAATAAAACAAATTTCTTTGAAAAAAGAGTTGCAGAGTATAATAAATCTGGTGTTGCAAATAGTTTAAATAAAGGAACAGATACCTTTGAAAACTTAGATGATTTTTAATAAAAAGTATTATGAAAATAGTAAAAAGAAATAATAAGTCAGAAAATATCAAATTTGATAAAATTCTGGCAAGAATAAAAAAACAAACTTATGGATTAGATAGTAAGTTTGTAGAACCTGTAGAGGTTGCACAAAAGGTTATATCTGGTTTATACGATGGTGTAACCTCAAAAGAGGTTGATCAATTAGCCGCTGAAACGGCAGCTTCTATGTCAGTAAAACATCCAGATTATTCAACATTAGCATCAAGGATTGCAATAACATCTCTGTATAAAGATACTGATAAATCTTTTACTAATACAATTGATAAACTATATAACTATATAGACCCAAAAACAAAAGAATCAGCTGGATTAGTAAATGATGATGTTTATAAATTTATTATGGAAAACGCTGATGAATTGAATTCTGCAATTATTACTGATCGAGATTTCCTTATTGATTATTTTGGGTTTAAAACACTTGAAAGAGCATATTTATTAAAAATAAACGGCAAGGTTGTTGAAACACCACAATTTATGTGGATGAGAGTTGCTTGTGGTATTTGGTTTGGTAATATTGAACAGGTTATAAAAACATATGATTTAATGTCACAAAAGTTTTTCACACATGCAACTCCAACATTATTTAATGCAGGTACAAAAAGACCACAACTTAGTTCATGTTTTCTTTTAGGAATGAAAGAAGATAGTATTAAAGGTATTTTTGATACATTAGGTGATGTTGCACAAATCTCAAAAAATGCTGGCGGTATTGGTCTACATATACACAATGTTAGAAGTACTGGTGCGTATATAAAAGGTACTAATGGTATATCAAATGGTCTTGTACCGATGTTAAGAGTTTATAATGAAACAGCTAGATATGTAGATCAAGGTGGTGGTAGAAGAAAAGGTAGTTTTGCGGTTTATTTGGAACCTTGGCATTCTGATATTTATGATTTTCTTGATTTAAGAAAAAATCATGGTAAAGAAGAACAAAGAACTAGAGATTTATTTACAGCATTATGGGTTCCAGATTTATTCTTTGAAAGAGTAAATGAAGATGGTAACTGGTATTTATTTAGTCCAGATGAAGCACCAAATTTAGCTGACAATGTTGGTCAAGATTTTGTTAATTTATACAATAAATATGTCGAAGAGGGTAGATACAGAAAAGTTGTTAAAGCAAGAGATTTATGGGATAAAATACTTGATTCACAAATGGAAACGGGAACCCCATATATGCTTGCAAAAGATGCAGCAAATTTAAAATCAAATCAACAAAATTTAGGCGTAATTAAATCTTCAAATTTATGTATTACTGGTGACCAAAGAGTTGTTACTAGCAAAGGATATTTAACTGCAAAAGAATTAAATGAATTAAATGTAGAGTTATATTTATTTAATGGTAATGAAATTGTTAAATCATCAGAAATGAAATTAAGAGGAAAAGATGAAGATGTGTATAAAATAACGCTAGAAAACGGTTTAGAACATAAAGTAACAGAATATCATGGTTTGCCTGTTTTAACGGGTAGGAATACTGTTAAAAGAGTTGAATGTAAAGATTTAAATGTTGGTGATAAAATTTTAATTCAAACAAAAAAAGGTTTATTCGGTAATGATGATATGAAAAACGAAGCTTTTTTGTTAGGTTTATATCAATCGGACGGAACACAAAATCAAAGCTCAATCTTTTTTGATATATGGGAAAATGATTTTGATCTTATTGAAGATATTGAAAATAAGATTGATTTTTTATATGAAAAATATAATTATAAACCTAGATATAAAACAAAGGGTGGTAAGTTTACTGATAGTAATACAGGGTTTTCAAGAGTTAAAAAGAAAAGACTTGCAACAACATTATTTAAAGATATATTTAAATTTGAAAAGGGTTATGTTCCTAAATGGATTTGGACATCAAATGAAGAAACACAGTGGGAATATATTAAAGGGTTACTATATGCAGAAGGAACAGTTAATATCGGAAAAACAAAGGGGAATCCTATACAAATTGCATATGCGGATATAAATATTAATTTTCTAAAAGAATTACAACTTTTATTTAACAATTTAGGATTGCAATCAAGCATAAGATTATTAAGAGAAAACGGTTTAAAATTATTACCAAATGGAAAGGGTGGTAATTCTTATTATAAAACAAAAGATTGTTATCGTTTAATTATTAGTAATAAGAATGATGCTTTGATTGTAGAAAAAAATACTAAATTTTTATCTAGAAAAAATATTATTATTGAAGATAAAATATATAGAGATAACACAAAAAAAGCATATAAAATAAAATCAATTGAATATGTTGGTAAAGAAGATGTTTATTGCCCTACAGTTTATAACAATGAGCATATATTTATTTCTCAGGGTATTAAAACTTTTAATTGTACTGAAATTATAGAGTACTCTGATAATAAAGAACAGGCAGTTTGTAATTTAGCATCAATTGCATTACCAATGTACGTTGATAATAAAAATAAATCAATAAATTATGAATTATTATATGATGTTGTATACCAAGTTACAATTAATTTAAATAGAGTTATAGATGTAAATTATTACCCAACTGAAGGTACTAAATTAAGTAACATGAAACATAGGCCAATTGGTTTAGGTGTTCAAGGTCTTGCTGATTTATATGCTAAATTAGGTATTTCATTTGACTCAGATAAAGCAAAAGACATTAATAAAAAGTTGTTTGAAACAATGTATTTTGCTGCTATGACTGCAAGTAAAGATTTGGCTATTAAAGAAGGTAAATACGAAACTTTTGATGGTTCACCATTAAGTAAAGGTATATTCCAATTTGATATGTGGAAAAATAATATAATTGAAAAGGGTATTATTGTTGAATCAAAAGATATTGAATTATCTGGAATGTGGGATTGGGAAACTTTAAGACAAGAAGTTATTAAACATGGTGTAAGAAACTCATTACTTTTTGCACCAATGCCAACAGCATCAACAGCTAGTATTTTAGGTAATAATGAAGCTTTTGAACCATTCACTTCTAATATCTACAAAAGAAATACTTTATCTGGTGAATTTGTAATGGTTAATAAATATTTAATTAATGATTTAATTAAATTGAATTTATGGAACGATAATATTAGAAATAAAATTATTATGTCTGAAGGTTCTATTCAAAACATTGAAGAAATACCTCAAAACATTAAAGACATATATAAAACAGTATGGGAAATTAAATTGAGAGATCAGATTGACATGTCTGCTGATAGGGGTGCATTTATTTGTCAATCACAATCATTTAATTTACATGTAGCTGACATTAATAAATCTAAAATCACAACTGCATTAATGTATGGTTGGAGAAAAGGATTAAAAACATTATCTTACTATATTAGAGGTAAATCTATTACAAGTGCAAGAAAAGATTTAGGTATACAAGTAAAAAATATTGAAATTATTGAAGACAGTTCATCTTGTTCATTGGACAATCCAGATGAATGTATGGTGTGTAGCGCATAAACGAAATAAAATTTTAATAAAATGAAAAAAACAGTAATAAAATTCTGGGCCCAATGGTGTGGCCCTTGTAATATGTTTAAACCAACATTCGAAAGAGCAATGAATGAACTTCAATCAGATCAAATTGATTTTATTGATGTTAATATTGATGATGATCCTAATAATTTGAAAGTTAAATATGAGATTAAATCAATACCAACAACAATAATATTAGATGAAAATCATAATATTCTAAGAAAAAAAACTGGTGGAATGAGATTACAGGAATTAAAAGATTTAATTCTTGAATAAAAAATAAAAACCACGTATTACTACGTGGTTTTTTTTGTATTTATAATAAAAAAATGAAAATATTTATAAAGCAATTTAGTGAATTTGAATATATAAAATATCCTATAGATGATATTATAAAAAAATATGATTTAT